GGCCACGGAGTGGTTTACCGTCGCGGTCACGTCGTTGGGGTCCGTGAAGGTGATGACCGTCGCCAACTGGTCCCTGGTAAGAGCCTGAGCGGGTGAAGCGGCGCTCCAGGGGTCGGCCTGGGTCGCCACAATCGCCAGCATCTTGCCGGTGACCTTGATGGGGGCGGCGAAGTTGACGTAGGCGCTCTGTGAACCCTCGGCGAAGAGCGCCGCGGTGTTTCGGGCGATGACCAGTTCACCCGACTGGACGTAGGCGATGGGAGTTGAAGCGATGTTGACGCTCGCGGACCAGCCCGGGATCATCACCTCGGCTGAGGGGTTCGCCACAGTGGCGCCTGTGGGAGCGGCGGTGGTTGAAGCGGCAGGGTTGCCGATGAACTTCGCGGTCGCTTCCACGACGCCATCGGACGAGAACGGAATTGTCAGGGTGTCCAACCGACACCCGGCCAACGTCCAGTAGTTCGCACCGTCGAAGAGCATGATCGAGAACGAGGGAGGCTGTGAACCCGTGGTAGGCGAGTTCAGGAGCTTGATTACGTGCGTGTAGTACGTCGCACCGGTAACGGTATCCGCACCGCCCAATGCCGCCACGAGGAGAAGCGGGAAGGTGTCGGCGTAGATGGAGCACTTGAAGGTGATGTCGTCGCTACGCACACCTTGAACCTGATCGATGGTCATGACCGGGGATCCCGTGAGGGCCTCGTTGGCGAGGAACTTCTGGCCTAGGGCGATGGCCACGTCCTCGGCAACCGGGAGGAACGACCAGCCGGTGGTCGGGGTCGTCGCGTAGGTGGTCTCCTTGACGATGGCGAGATAGCCATTCTTGCTTGCGTAGGCAATTCCCATCAGTTTCCTTCCACAGCCTCTGTAGGCTCGTTTTCGGCGCTTTGCGGCGTATCTGCGACAACCGGCCCACTATCGGCTAGAACTGGCCCAGAATCGGCCACAACGGTTTCAGAATCCCACAGCCCGTCACCTGGGTCGTCGATCTCGTAGAGTTCGCCGGGAATCGGTTCAAGGGTCCGTTGGTAGTTCCCGCCAACGGTGACCTTGACGTAGAACTTGCCCTCGGGGCCGGTGTACTTGAGCGCCATGGGTTAGAAGTTACCTTTCCGCGCCTGAGGTTTCGCGCCCGTCATCGGTAGGCGACCCTACAAACTCGTACCTCGATGTGTGTGATTACCTGCGTGGCTGAAAGTTGAGCGTCCACCTGAGTTGGTAGATACCTAGTGACGGCGATGTCCGGGCCTCCCTGTTGCCCGCCCATCCCCCACGAGAAGACATTCACGGGTTGACCCGTAGCAGTTGTAGGAGAACCGGCGTTCCTCGACTGGTGGATTGCGGAAATTACCCCGGAGACGAACTTCTCATTCTCGTAGCCGACCTTCTGAGAGTCCTCGTCCTGCGACCTGAATATCAGCCGCATGGAGAGTTTGTACTCCATCCACCGTTCTGAAAGAGTGGGACCAGCCAGACCGATCACGTCGTCTGTCGCGTCTCCGAACCACAGGTAGATGAATCCCCCGAAACCAATTCCGGGTCGTTCGTAGAAATCGCCCTCGCTCGTAACCTTCTCGGGGTACAGAAAGACCCTGGACAGATAGGGGATTCCGTTGGGATTTGGAAGATTCGGAGGGCTTGAGAGGACGTTCAGGTACTCGAACACCTGCCCCGAGACGAGGAAGAAGTCGTCCTCGGGGGTTATAGTATCGGACGTACTGGTGAATGTCACGCCCGGCCCCACGTTGCGACGAACTGGTCGAGAAGGTCGTAGGCCATGGCCTCGTCAGCTGAAATGGATTCATTGCGGCTTCCGGTTGCCTCAGCCGACCCGTCACTTGAAATCACGATTCCACCCTGACCACGGGACTTCACCATGCCGATGATGAAGTGCATACAGGCTTGCTGGACTGAGGCGGGAAGGGTCGTGACGTTCACCCCGAACCCGTGGTTGTAGAGCAGGTTCGTAGTGAAAGTCACTACATTCCCCGAGACGGACTGAACGAATACTGTTTCCGTGGCGATTCCGTCCCAGATGGTAGTCTCCATGCCCTGCATAAACCCCGTGGGGTCTACAACGCTCAGAGAGTCACTTCCTGCCGTTCCAGTAGAGAGATTGGTGAAGGAGTTCGGCCATCCTGCCAAATACGTGTAGTTCACGTACACCTTGCCGTCCGTGGAGCGTCCCTGGAACAAAGCTGAAAGATCCCCGACCCCGGCGAATTGAACAGTTCCCGCACCGCCGGCGACCTTCAGGCGGAAGGTGGTCTCTTCGGCCCACATGTGATAACCGTCAACGGGAATCTGCGACCACGCCCCCATCTGGTAGCCCCACTCGGCACCGACGATTCCCAAAAGCCTTGGCTCGCCGGGGCTTACGGTGACGCATCCCTCGCGATTGACGAATGACTGGCCTTGCTTGGTCACCTGAGTGGCATTAAGCGTCCCGGTAGGTCCGCAGGTGTGGTTGTCGATCTTGGCCGAAGCCCTGAGGATCATACGGTAGATGGCTGAATCCTGAGCGGACTGAGAGCCACCTTCAACCAACTGAGTTAAATCAAGGGAGTTTGAGAGAGGGTCGTCCTTGAACGTCTCGACCGAGATGTACGGCTCTGCTCTGCCTATCTGGGTGATGTTCGGGACAACAACTATCGAGCCGAAGGTCATGTAATCACCCTACGGCTTCTTCTTGAACTTGCCGGACTCGTCGCGGTGAATGAAATCGGGAATGTCGGGGTGATGCTTGATGATGTGATCCATCTTTTCGTGCAGTTCCTTGTTCTCTGCACTGACGTGAGCCTTCAATTCCTCGATGTGCCGAGCCCACCATTTACGGACTCGCGGGACCAAGAGAGACACGAATATCGCGACGACCAGCATCTCTGAGACTGCTTCTGGGCCGTTCCCCTGGTCGCTAGGCCATTCGTAAGTGAACCAGAAGTGATGGAGCCAGTTCATTGATGCCATCCACAACGTCCGCAGCTGTCTCGAAAGATGTTCATTCGCCCGCATTCTGGGCAGGCGTGGCCGGAAACCTTCTGGAAGTTGATGCCGACCTGAGCGAAATCACCGGACTTGACCAGGGTCTTTCCGGTTGCCTCGTCGAGGTGGAAGGTCCCGTCCTTGTTGACGAGGTGCTCTTTCCCCTCATTGAGGGTAAGTCCCTGCATGTGACGATCCGAAGCGAGCACTCTCACGGCTTCCTTTCGAGAAAAGAGGGGCAGACCGTGCGCCCACCCCTCCTTTCAAGTTTACTGAGTTACTGAATGCCGGTGACGATGCCGTCGAGCACTGGAGCCTCGAAGCAAGCGGTTCCCAGCGTGTACGTCGAAGCGTCACGCGAGAAGCCAATCTCGGGCCAGTTGACGTACATCGTGTCCGCCGCGGCGACGACCTTGAGGGTCGCTGCCACGTTGGAGTCAGCCCACGGCACTCGCGTTGAGTGGAGGACTGCCGTACCTGCGGGCATGTAACGGTGAACCTTGAACTGCGCCACTGTTCCGGTCGCCGGGTTCGAGATACCAGCGACAGCGCCACCAAGGGTGGTGCCGTCCTGTCCAGCGGTCAGGTTGACGCGGTAGCTGTTGGTGGTTCCACCAGCCGTGACCGCATTCCACAACTCGGTCGCAACTGCGCCGGTGGTGAGGATGAGGTCAGGGTCAGCGCCCTGGGAGACGAACAGGCTCTCAAGACCGGTGTAGAACTCGGTTCCGGGTGAAGTCGTTGACAGGGTTGCCCCGAGGTAGTTCGAGTAACCGCCGTTGGCCGAGACCTCGGAGATGAGGCCGTCGTAGCCGGCGATGCTTGACGCACTCGCACCGGAGATGAACCCGCCGCCCAGCGTGTAGGCCGGGTTTGACCCGTTGTCCGCTGAACTTGAGGGAACTGTGCCGGTGTAGGAAACGAACTTGGCCGGTGAGATTCCACCATCCAAAGTCGAAGTACCGACGTACCAGGCATTCCCAGCCGCGTTCTCAACGAAGGTCGAGATCGAGACCGTACCAGCAGGGACCGCGCCCGTGAAGGCGAGGTCGATACCGTGACCAGCCGCGAGGTTGATGGAGCTCACGCCCGTAGGAACGATTGCCTTTGAACCGCCAAAACCCGTGTTGAACACCACCAATACGGCAGTCGGGGGGTTGGCAGCGGGCAAGCCCGAGCCGCTCGTGATGGTCGCGGACGCCGTGGCAACTGCCGTGATACCCGAGACGACCAATGAGGTCGAGCGCGACATGAGTAGCGCCTTCTCCTCACCGAGCATGTGGGCGTTCAGCAATGCCAGAGCACTCTCAGCCTGCGGGTCGCTCCATCCCTGGGCCGCGTAGATCAGGCGGAGGGCGACTTCGTCGCTCCAACCCATTTCCACGTACGGCAGGAAGGTTGCGTCACCGGTGTAGGTGATGTTCGGCGGACGGTTCAGGGTCGTTCCGTTCACCGAGACCGTTGAAGAGGTCGAGATGAAGAACGGAGAGACGTTGGTGTTGTAGGCCGAGTTCGTCACCGACAGGATTCGACGGAACTCGAAACCAGGACCGGCCTTCGTCTCGCGTGCAGCCGAGTTGCGAAGCGTCAGGTCCTTCGGGTACAGGTGGATCAACGCAGATTCCAGCGAATACGGGGTAAGACCCGAGTACTGGATGGCGGTGTTCGAGACGGGGTTTGCGAAGTCCCATTCCTTCACCGTGTCAGCCGTGACGCCCTTGGTTGCAAGGGCAGCGATCATCTGCTGTTGACGGGGGTTGATGACGCCGGCACCCGGGACGAACTGATATCCGGCGGCCTTCATCTTTAGGCCGGTCTCGAACATCTCGACGACGGCTGATTTTACGGCTTCGGCCCGGACGGGATCGCCGTCAGCGAGGTCGAGGGCGCGTGAAGTGAAACTCATGCTTTATGCTCCGATCTTGGATGTGAGGGCGTCCACTTTGGACTGCCACTCGGTGACGAGCGGGGTGTAGACCTCGCGCTCTTGTGGAGTGTGAAGGTCGGCCTGAGCGGACTTGTAGGCGTTCAACTGTCTCGTTGCCGCCTCCAATTCAACCTGGACTTCCTGTTGCTCCTGTGATGCACGCAGCGCCCATTCACGGGGTGCGGACATCTTTCTCACCTTCTCCACGACACTCGCAAGGTCAGCGACCTTCTTCACGATGTCCTCTGTGGATGTTGCGATCTCTTCGAGGCCCAGCACCTTGCGCAGTTCTGCGATTGGCGCGGCCTTCTCTTCGTCGGTGGCGTTTTCCGCCTGTGCGGCCTTGATTGTGTCGGCGCTTACGAACATTGTCAGGTCATCTCCTTGTGCGAACGGCGAAGTTGTTTCGCCTCCGAATGCCTCGTGCATCCGCCATGAAAGGAAGCCGTTCAGGGAGTCGAGCAGTACCTGCAAGTCCCACCGCTCGTCTTCACCGTCTGACAGTTCTTCGAGTTCCTGTTGCAAACAGGCGATAATCCCGTCCTCGACTGCCTTCAGCGAGTCGGGGTCGTGCGTCCACTGTCCGGGCTCTGCGCCCTTGTTGACCAGGGACAACGCTACCAAGGCATCAGCGAATGCGGCCTTCTTGGCGACTCCCCACGAATCTGGAAGAAGACTTACGGCGTCGAGCTCCTTGGCCCTGCGGATGATGAGCGCCTTGGTCGCAGCCTTGTCCTTGGCTCGCCCGAAGGCGTCGATGGCGTTCTGAAGGTCGGTCTTGTTTTCGATGGGGAATCCACCTCCGGGTAGTGCGTTGCCTTTCGCGGCAGACGCTTGGCGTTCCTTGTCGGTATAAGCCTTCTTGTACTCGTCAGGCTCAACGCCCTTGTCCACGCAGTCAGGGCAGTCAACGTGACCGTCCTTGATCTTGCCCGAACCCTTGCAGGTCTTGCAGTCCGGGTCACCGGCCTTGGTGGTCAGTTCAGCCCCGTAAATGTCTGTCAGCACTGTCTTTCCAACCTCTCCGTGTTCGTCTGGTCCTGAGTTGAGCCCGGGCAGAATGTCGTTCTTCCCTTGTCCGTCACCGCCGCACTTGTCGCACTCGGTCCAGTTCCCGTCAACGAGGGTCTTTCCGACCCCGCCGCACTCTGAGCAAGGGGGATTGCCGGCAGTAGCAACGTCGCCTATCTCAGCGGCTTTGGCGACCACGAACTTGGCATTGGGGTTGGCGGGTACGTCAACCAAAGACACTTCGATGATCTTCCCGCCGATGATGACCCCGCCGGGTGCGGTTGAAAGAGCCTTCTCGGAGCGGTCGTAGCGGGTTCCCTTGATTCCGATGGAGAATCCGGTGTAGATGTCGTTCTCGAGCTTGACAATCGCGCCCGGGTCAACGACTTTCGCCGTGATGTCGAAACCGTTTACTCCTGAACCGGTCAGAGACTTGGCCTTACCGACTGCGACGGGCTGGTGCATCTCTCGGACGTTTCCGTAGTCCTTGAACCAAGCCGTGGCGGCCTTTCCGAGCCATTCGGCGTCGCATCGTTCCTGGTCAAGGTCGAGCGTCGTATCGCTGATGCGACCTGACACGAGGTAGGTGCCATCGTCTTGTTTCGCCTTGCCGGTGAACGCAACGAACTTTGAGCCGTCAACAGGTGTCGTCATATCCAGCAAATCTAGAGAACTTGACGACGCTTTTCGCGCCCGTCACAGCGGCGTCAAGTGGCATCGGGCGATTTCGGTTCCAGCCCCTAGTTCCGTTACGGCTCGTTTCCAGGCTCGGGAATGAAGGGACTCAGGGGCGGCAAGATGCGCAAGCTCGTGGAGTAGGACAGTCGTTGGCTTGCCCCGCGAAGTAAGGACATCTTCTGCCTTAAGTACGCAGACCCAGCCGAACCACTCGTTTTTCCGGTAGTTGTGGGCGTGGCTTCTAACTCCGTCCCAGATTCCCCAGGCGTTTCGCTCATGGACGCAACTGCCGACGTAGACACCTCGGAGAATATGTGAATACTCGGCCAGCCCAAGTTCTTCGGCGTAGTAGGGATGATGGGCTCGGATTCTGGCATAGGTCACTCAATTTCTCCGCACCATTCGCAGGGCCAGGTCGGATCGGGCCTCGGTTCGTGACAGACGTTGCAACGGAGGATTTTCTCCTTCACCGGCTCAACAACTACCGGCTTTCGACGGAGTGTGAGCAGTTTCATCACTCATCCAGGAAGATCTGGTAGACGGCTGTGACTCTGCCCTTTTCGGGATCGACGAAATGAAGCCTCTGGCTAGGGACGCCAGAAGCCGCCATTGAGTCTCGGGCGTACCTGTTGCCTGATTCCGTAGAGCCGGTCCAGTAGATGGAACCAAGCCCGTCTGCGAGACCCTCTTGGCCGTGTCGGTGGTAGTGGCCCAGGTAGATATCTTGAAAGTCCCACCCGTAGGCCCCGGCCTTCCACCTGTTGCCCGCTGCCTGCCACGCTGAGGGAGATGCAAAACCAGACCTCCCAACCTCGTCGCCGTGCATCAGAAGTGCCCGGTAGTTCCCGATTTCGACCCTCTGTATGTCTTCGGGGCAGTCCTCCCACGTCAGTCTTGACTCATTCGCCAGAAGCCTTCGGGCTAGTTCGTAGACCATTCTGTCGAGGTTGTCGTTCTTCGGGATGGCGTCACGCTTTGAGCCGAATCGTCCGTGGTTCCCCCACTCTCCGACTACCTCGACCTCTTCGTAGATTCCGAGGGCGATTTGGA